TCTACATCACCTATCAATGTAGTAGCAACTCCAGTATCCTGAATAAGATGATTCGGGTACTCCGTGATGGAACTCCATGCAAGATTGCCGTCACCAATAAGCCGCAAACTGCCTGTTGTTGTATATGTCCCCGAGGCATACTCAACATCACCATTCACTGACAGTTGAAAACCACCATCAGCTAAAATTCCACTGTATTCAAGTAAAAGATCGCCAATCAATTCCCTATCACCATCGAGCGTCAGCGAACTATCCTCACTAATCGATACAGAGTTGACCTCAATATCATCGTCAAAAACAATGATATAACAATAAAGAAAAACATCATCCCCTGGCCCAGGAACAGCCCCTTCGGGCAGCAACCAAAGATGCGCCGCGTCAGCATGCCACGCACCATCATCATCTACTTGTATCATAGCCATTACTTGGCCTCCACAGCAGGATACACCTGCAACCGCATTTCAATGTCGCCACACCCGCCCTGCGGGACAACCAGCGGCACGTCGCATGAGCCAACAATATTGCCCTTGGAGTCCTTCAACTCTGCCGTATACGTCCCGCTACGCTCTGTGTAGAGCCAGACACGCTGAGCAGTCTTGATGAGCTTGCCCTTGTCATTGAGAATCTCGACCAGGGCAATGTCTCGTTTCATATCGCCTGAGAGCGTAGCCGCGACAGCTACGGTTTTTTCAACTTTTTCAACTACTTTTATTTTAGTATCCGCCATTATGCACCCCCACTGACAATGGCATGACCACTAAGAACACCGGCACTGTTGACAATTTGCAGTCCCTTATTAACAGTAGCAGCTTTAATTATTTCTACTTCAGCCATACAAAAACTCCTTATCCACCACTCACAACAGCATAACCACTAAGATTACCAGCACCATTTACTATTTGCAAGCCTTGACCAGCATCGCTTGAGCCAATACAGCCTTCAGCACTAGCATTAAATGGAATAACAACACCACCAGTCACCCCAAAATTCCAAGTAGATAGTACATTTCCATCTTTATCTTCAATTTCTACTAAAGATGCTAATGAAGTTGTGATAACCAGTCCGTGAATTAACTGTTTAGAGCCAGCTACTTTTCCTAATATTTCAGTAGTTGCCGCTCCGCTAGTTAAAAGTGGAACCTTTGTGAATACTAGTCCACTATTTTCTTTTTGTGTATTCCAAGCCATTATTATTACCTCAATTGCCATCTAAGAGTAAGCACTGTATCTGATACAGAAGCAGACGCAGCACTAAATTTAACATTATACAAACCCTTAACCTTCATCCACAATAGACCAGCCGTATTTAATGGTAAAGCTGTAAGGTCTTGGTCACACCCCAAGAATGGTTCTTGGATATTTGTGGTGTAATCAGAAGCCGCATTTGCTAGTATATGATATGAAGCATCAGAATGAGGCAATATAGACACTTCAAAAGACTGTAACGAATTATCAGCAGAGTTAGCTATTTCAAACCAACCAAATTCAGCCCCTTCTCGTATTCCTATTGCTGCTACTTCTTGTGCTGTATCAGATGTAACTGTTATAGGGTCAGTATAACCTTTCCAAGCATTCTTACTTGTTCCCATGTTTTATCTCCAATAAAAAAATCCCGACATAAGCCGAGATTTTGATAGTTCTTCTACTTCCCCTATTCTCGGCCATTTAATGTAACCTGCCTAAAGCTAATCTTCAAGGAAACCATGTCTAGGGGAAAAGATTAGTTGTTTATTTACTTTTAATTTACTTTTCAGATGGAACTTCAGGTAAATCTTTTTTTGCTGCTGTGTCTGACCTAGTTTTAATTATTCTAGCTATAGGAGTAATCCCATCTTCTTTTTGTTTTGCTAAGTCTTCAGCAATATAATCTGGAACCCAAGCGGAATCACCATCCCATTTTTGTACTAAATGTGGTCCTTCTTTAACAGCATAATAACGTCCATTTAAGCTTTTACCATTAATTAAAATATATCTGCTTGGTAGAATTTCAATTTTAACTGTGGCAAGTTCATTCACATCATATTTCATTTTTATGTCCTCACTCTTTCGTGTTCAGTTCTTTCGGGTGACCACCGCCCGACAAGCAACTTCCTTTTCTGTAAACCTAGTTGTAAGAGTTATCTTACAACTAGATGATGCGTAAAATTAGGAGGCTGTGCGAGAAAGGAGAGAAAACACACAACCTCCCGCCCCCTAACTATTAATAAGCAGAAGTTGCTGTTGAATATGGAGCTTGCCCCAAATCCAGACCAACTAGTGTAGCAGAGATTCTATTATCGCTTGTAGCAATATCAGAAACCATGTTATCATACTGAATATTAACATATCTTTTCAGATTACCAACGTTAAATATATACACGCCAGTTTCCATTGCACTTGTAACTATGTTACTTGTAATAGTTTCTTCTGCTGTACTATTCACAGTATCTTGTGTAAGAGTACATGCAGATGTTTTTGAATTAGCAGAAGCCGCTGTGCCAGAAGTTAATACAACATCACTAGCTGATGTAAACACACCTAAGTTTTTAACATCAGAAGTAGTATTAATATGTAACACCAACAAAGCGTTTCTTGTTGTTCCCATGTCTGCTTGAGTCATAATCGAATCAGCAGTTGTGGTCAGAGCTTCATTGTTTGTCAAAGCTACTGTACGAGTTTTACTTTTTATACCTTTAGCCATTCTTATTTCCTCCTATTAGGCTTGGATGCCTTTAATAACGGTGAAGGTTTCGGGATGACGCAGAGCCATATCCACATAACGTACAACCTTGATATAAACCTGATCATACTCGAAAGCATTACCAGCAGTTGTGGATGTTTCAATTCTTAACTCAGGTTTTTGTCCAATTAACAAGTTACTCCATTGTCCACCAACGATATAAGACTCGTTAATAGCAGGACGATTAGTAATCGGAACTTGAGTAGTAAATCTAATAGGCGCACCATACAACGTTCCCATATCAGCATTGGACTGGTCAGTGTTCTTACCATCAACATAGATGAAGGTGGTATCACTTGAACCGGGACCAACTAATGTTCTAAGAGTATGCTTCGTGCGTGGGTGAGATACCCAACCAGAAACTCTGCCTTTATCTTTTTCGACAACGTACATACCTTCAAGTACGTCAGCATAACCAATAGTAGCAGAAAGATCAGTGTTATTCACTTTAGGATGGTAGTAGAGGCCGAGAGGCTGCTTTCCACCAGTTCCTTCAAGGAACACTTTATCTTCTTCTAGAGCAACCGCGCTAGTTAATTCTTCAATAACCAACTGATCAACACTTGTGTTAGCGTTCATAAGCAGTTCACGCGAAATTTTATACAGGCAGACCATCTTGTTAAGTTCCAACGAAACTTGCCCAAATGTCATTGTAGTATCTTCTGAAATTTGTTCTGCTTCCCCGCCCCATGAAACCGCAGGAGCATTGTCAAGTCTATTCAGTACCATTTTGTCCCCGGTCATATCAATCGAACGGACACCCGGCATTGAGCGAACTTGAGCAGTATCTTTCAAAAGCTCAATAATTTGTGAGCTTGTTTCGGTAGGAACCAAGAATCCACCAGCAGTTCCGGTATCTTGACCCAAAGCTTTAGAGAACATACGTTTCTCTACATCAGCATCAGCCCAATCACCAAGAACAGAACCACGAAGCCACTTAGAAAAACTATAGTTTTCTTTTACAACTTCAATGGTTGATTCGCCACTACTTTTACGAACGCCAGCAGTTCTAACTTTATTAAACCCTGTCTTCAGGGCATCGCTTAGTTCTGTAGCTTCCGCTTTAGTAATTTTCATTCTTAATAACCTCCGTTATAGCTAATTTAATTATTAGCTGCCCGTTGCAGCATCAATAATCAATCCAGCCAGTTCTTTTACATTCATATCTATTTCTTTTTCAGTCTCTTCTACAGACTGTTTATCTTCAACAACTATAGATTCAACAGGAGTTTTAACAACCTCTTCGGTTGCGGCTTCTGTTGTTAATGCAACTGTTTCTTCGACGGTTTCCACTTCTTCTTTTGTTTGTGCGCCAAGTTTTTCGGCCACTAAAGAAGCAAGCTTCTCATAATCAAATTTTATAGTATTATCGTTTTCTATTTCTTGTTGAACTTCAGTTGAATCAACTACTTCAGTAGTATCTTCTTTTTTCATTTCTATTTCTCCTTCTTTTTTTTCTACGACTTGCTCTATTGTTCCACTGACAGCAATACCTGTAAGAGAGGTAATAGCTTCACGGACCTCCATAGGTGCAATTTCTCTATAGTCTGCAAGAATATCTAGTTGCTTGGCAAGCAGATGAGCCTTTACTTCGTCAATAGTTTCAAGGTCTGCTTCTGTAAAATTCTTGATTGTAGCTACGTCTGTTTTTGATAAGGCGGGAATTGTTTCGTCGTTTTTTTGTAGTAAAGTGTGAGAAGTCATGGTTGTGAAATTACCATTACTATCTTTTTCAGATGTTAAATATCTAAAACTAATAGGAGTTTCGGTTTCATCGTCCCCATACTTATAAAAACTAAAGTACAATTCAAGGGGAGAAATCTCTTTTCCATTCACTTTAACAGTTGTACCTTCTAAAGAACCATCTGAATCAATTTTAATTTTAGTTTTTTTAGTTTTTTCTATACGATCAACTGCAAACATAGTGTTTCCTTCTTCATTTTTTATGACAAAAAAACGCCGCTTATTTGCAGCCTTATCTACTAAACTAACTTCATCAATATTTAAGTCTTTTAGAACCTTAACCATGAATATAAAAATCTCCCTAAATCACTTATTATATAACTATACAAATAAACAAAAAAAATAATAGAAATAATCATAATAATCAGAATAGTCGGGTATAATAAAAATGAAAAGGTGTATTATAATGGAAGATATATGATTAAAAGAAAAAAAGAAAAGCTTTTTGATGATTATAAATGGGTGGTATTAAAAGTGTCTACATCTCTTTGGAGTAGTTGGGGAGGCAAAAGACATTCATATCTTGGTAAAGAAGACTTTAATCAAATTGCACATGAAAAACTTTGGGAAATAGTAGGTAAAGTTGATCCCAATAAATCACCAAGACAAACAACTGCTTTTATTATTACAACAATCCGTAATTGTATTTTTAATGTAATGAAAGCTCAAACATGTAAAAAACGGTATAGAATAATAGAACATAGTAATATAGCTCCTACTGTATCTGTTGATTTTGAACAAAAAAATAGTGTTCAATTAAGTTTTTTAGATATGGAAAAAGATGAACAAAATTTTTGTAGGGCTATAATGGGCGGAGCGTCTATTACGTCTGCTAGAATGTCTGTAAAATGGAATAAAATTACTACAAATGAAAAACTAATTAAGCTACAAGATTTATTGGAGGATATATATCATGCTGGAAAGAATTAGACAATTTTTTACTAAAGAGTCAGAACAAAGCGCAGCGGTGGCCGGGAGCCTATATAATAATGATTCTATTATTGAACAAATAACAAATCCATCCGATATGGAGGCGTGGATTGATTTATACAGTAAAGATATTTGGGTAAATGCGGGAGCTTCTTCTATAGCGAGAATTCTTGCTAATTTAGATATTAAATTATTTAGAGAAGAAAAAAGAAACAAATCAGACTCTAAATTAGAAACAGACACACAAGAAATTGAAAATCACAGGGTTCTTGATCTATTATATAAACCTAATGCACAAGAAACCAAATATGATTTAATTGAAGCTCTTTCTGTGTATTTAGATATGGTAGGAACTGGTTATTGGGAGATTGTGTTTGATAATTTTGGTCTGCCTATTGAATTATATAACATTAGACCATCTAGGCTTACTCCGGTCCCAAATAAAAATGGACGGGGAATAAAAAATTATACTTTTCGAGTAAAAAGTAGAAGTAAAAAAATAATCTTTTCTACTGATGAAATAGTACCTTTTAAATATTTTAATCCGTTAAACGATTGGATAGGTCAAGGAACAGTACAACCAGCTGTAGATGAAATTCAATTAGAATCATACATGGTTAAATGGAATAAAGACTTCTTCAAACGTGGAACTATTGAAGGTGTATTAAGAACAGACAAGCCTTTGACACCGAAAGACGTACAAGATGTTCGTAATATGTGGGAAGAAATGAGAGCTAAACAAGGCAGAAACACTCCTGTTTTAGCTAAAGGCTTAGAATACCAGCATTTAGGTGTTAAACCTATAGAAACAGAATTTATGGCTGGACGTAAAGATAACAGAACATCTGTTTTAGCTGTTATGGGCGTTCCTCCAATTAAAGTTGGTTTATTGGATCAAGCTAAATATGATAATTATAAACTTCAAACAGAAGAATTCAATAAAAACACTATTATACCAAGAACAATAAAAATAGGGGGCAACCTTACTAATTTTCTTATTCCTCATTATCCAGACCTTGTTTCTAAAGACCCTAATATAAGATATTATTTAGGCTTTGACATTTCTACACTTCTTAAAGAAGATAAAGATAGACATGTTGATAGAGTTACAGATCAGATTAGTACTGCACTTATGACTCCAAATGAAGGAAGAAAAGAACTTGGTCGTAAAGTTATTGAAAATGAAGACGCTGATAAACTTTATATAGATAAAAAACTTATTCCTTTAACTTCAGTAAAAACTTTAATAGAGAAAGAACCTAATGTTAAATCAACTGAAGAGTAAAGTTTCTAATAGATTTAATATAAATACTATACTAGAAGATTATTTTAAAAATAATACTGAAGATGTTCTTGACTGGTTACTAACAGAAGATTTTGGTGGTATAGAAATAGTCAGAGAAAGCAGAAAAAGATGTTTTTTAATTAATAAAAAACTTTTTTTACTGTTATTGGATTTTTATGAACAAAACACTAAAAATGATATAGAAATAGGTTCTACTCTTATGGCTAATAAAAGCTACACAAATCCTATGGATAATGATTTATTTTGGAAAAAAATATAATTTTACTAAAAAACCTACACTGTTCAAGTATAATATAGAAGGAAACAATATGAAAATCGAGAACATTACAAAAGAAACAATAAATGAAGTATCTAATTCAGAGTTAATTAACTTAAAGCACAGAGCTTACCAGCTTTTTAATTCATCTGAACGGTGGAAGAGTTTAATATCAAAACAAGCAGTAAGCCTAAACTTACCCATAACAAAAAATGAGTTTTTTAGTCTTTATGAGATTCTTTATGATGAAGTAACTAAACGTAAACTTGTAACTAAAAAAACATCATTAGATACAATAATGCTTACTAAAAGAACCAGAAAGATAAATACATCAGAGCTTCCTGTGTTTTTAATTAAAAATGATGTAGTTAATTTAATTGGAAGATATGTAACCAACCCCCAAAAAACAAAGGTTGCTGAAGTATTATTAGATAATAATGTATTAAATCAACAAACTCGTAATGAATTAGAAAAAAGAATTGGAGAAATGCTTACTGATTATTCTGATATGCCAGTACACGTTACAGCTAAAAATGTTTCTGGTTCTTATTATTATATTCCTATATATGATTTAATGTTAGTTCCTAAGCCAAATACTTTGGAAAAAATGTTTGGTGAAGAAGAATTAGAGGAGGATATTATTATTAATGAAGAAACAAATGATAGTCTTCTTCTTAACTGTACAAATGTTAAAAAGAATAAACATTTCATTAAAGCTGAAGAACAACGTATCG